GTAGATGACCTCAATACCTTTTTCGTATGGAGAAGGGAATCTGGAGCCCCTCGTCCGATAGGCCACTTCGTGCCAGAAGTCGACGGTCTAAAATTCGTGGATGCCTTGAAGGCGTCATTGAATAAGTCATACAATGACATTGACGGAACTCTGGATGGACTGAACTTCAGCTCCTATATTCTGGATGCAAATGGAGATTCCAGAACTCGTGAGACAGGCTCAGTTACCGCCAACGATTTAGTCATGGCCTATGTCCTATTCAAATGTTACGGAAATTCTTCCGCACCTACAATGAACATTATTTATAATCTGGAAGACGCCCAGTGTATGTTAGATTCAGAAGCCGTCGCCAAAATGATTGTGGATTCTTTCAACGAGGAAGAGCTTCTGACAACGTCTAGCGGGGTGGATATGGGTGCCGTGGATGCCATGTTCCGTTCCATGCTTGCACTGAATCCTCTGCGTTATTTCCAGGCGAACGGAACCCAGATTCCTGGACTGTTTGAAACCAATTACGTGTGTCATGAAGCCGACCCTATGGGAACCGGCTCGTGGATGTTCATGGAAAACGATAAGGTGGAAATACGCCTGGAATTCACATTTCCCCAGCCTGTGACACATATAAGCGCGGGAGAAACGGGAAATAATGAGACCGTGGTTATACCTGCAGGAACAACATTCGCCATTCGCCTCCAACTCCTGGCGGTAGATACTCCTTCAGGCTCATCGGCAAAACGGGCTGCTGCTGCTGCTGCGGCCGCTGCCGCCGCCGCTGCACAAACAGCCTCTCGTGCTGCCGCCGCCGCATCCGCCGCCTTATACGCCGCCATGGCCGAGAAAGAGCGGGAGCAGGCTGCCTATCTTACCACCCAAGACGAGACATTCTATACAAACGCCGTCAATGAGAATGCCAGACAGGCTATTGCGGCATCCAATGCCCAGGCTACTGCAAACGCCGCTCAAGCCGCCTTGGAAGAGGCGATTTTATCAGGCAGCACGGATTCCGAAATACAATTCCAGCGCGCCGCCGCCGTCTCCGCAGCCGCTGCCGCAGCCACGGCCACATCTCTGTCTAATCAGGCCGCAGCCACCCTACAAACACTCGCCAATAAGAAGGCAGCGAACGAGCAAGCACTCGCTGCCGCCCAACAAAAACTCGCCGAGGCCGTGCTTTCTTCCGCCACCGCCAATTCCATTACAGCTGCCGCCGCCCTCGCCAAAGCCCAGACAGATGCGACGACGATTGCCGCAACCAAGTCAGCCGCAGATGCCGCCTCTGACCCCCTAACAAAGCAGCTCACGGATGCCGAGAAGAAAATCCTAGACCCGCAGACGATTATTCTGGCCCAGGCGGCGTATAATTCCAAGAAAGGCGATGCCCTTCAAGCATGGGCGGATTTTGTAAAAGCGAGTGACACAAAGACAACGACGCAGCACGCCCTAGAAAACGTGGCATTTGATATTGATTATGCGATTATGACAGGGAAGAAGGCGGTTGATATACAAATTCTACGCTCTGAAATGATTGCACTAACGCAGAAATCCAAGGACTGTGTAAAAGGATATGCCGATACTAATTTGGCGTTGATTGGTGCCCAGGGTGCCGAGAAGTTGGCTCTGGATACACTTGTGGCGGCGAAAAGGGCGGCGGGGACCCTCGGTGCTAGTATAGCGACCGCCAATGTGAATGAAACGGGCGATGCTGCCGCCGCTGCTGCTACTGCACTTACTGCCGCCACCACGGCCAATACGGCCGCCCAGGCGGCATATACATCGGCCAATACGAATTTGAATGCGGCTATTGCTGCAGGTGCCGTGTTGTCGGAAGTGCAGACGCTGCGTCTCGCCGTGATTACGACAGGCACAGCCGCCACCGCCGCCTTGGGGGCTTTATCGGCGGCAAATACGAAGAAGGGTGCTGCCGATGTTGCCGCCGCCGCCGCTGTGGCCGCCAAGACTGCTGCTGATGCTACGGTCACCGCGGTGACGGCGTGGGCAACGGGTGCTCTGGCCGAGTATAATTCACGTAATGCGAGTATATCAACGTTCCAAAACAATATCATTGATAATGCGGAGGCGATGACCATGGCGAAGACGTTGAATGCCGCCCGTGTGTCGCTTGTGAATTTGGAGCAGGCGGCTGATTTGGCGGACGTCTCGTATGATATCGCGAAGCGACTGATGGACGTGGCCTCTCCCGCCGATTATGTGCGTCTGAGTGCGGCGGCTGCTGCTGCACTTGCGGATAAGAATGCAAAGCGGGCGGCGGTCGTAAAAGCACAGGCTGACTTTGACGCCCGTTTCAGCGATGTCATGGAGGAACAGAACTCGAAAGATTTTTTTGCCGCCGCCGTGGTAGACTATAGACAATCCGTTCAAACCGCAAAATCAAATAAACTCGCCATGATTCTATATGCGGCCATTATTGCAGAAAACAATTCCAAGGCGGCACTCGACATGGCCGAGCTCAATTATACGCTGGCAAAGAATGCTCTGGATATCGCCATTACAAGTGGAACAGAGCTGAGCAAAATCAGAGAGCTCAATGCGGACCTTACTGCGAAACGCAACACATATAATACGGCCAATACCCAATTCACCACAACCCATAATGCCAAAGTAATCGCCGAGACGAATGTCAATGCCTCTCAGAATATTATTGATACGCTCGGTGCCGCCGCCCTCTTACAGGCGGACCAGGCGATGGCGGCGAAAACCAATAACCTCGTGAATCAGGTCACTGCCCTCTATCAGAAGGCGAAGGCCGCAGTGGAAGAAGCTCGTGTAAAAAAGGCAGAGTATGATGTGGCCGCCTCTTCTCTGAAAACCGCCGTTACGTCAGGGAAGCCCATCGAGGGTATTCAAGTGCTCCAAAAGGCGGTAGCAGACGCCGCCGCTGCCCTGGCGACGGCGACCTTCAACTCGGCATGCCTGAATATTTCCCTCGTGGAACAACAAGTGGCGGCGCAACAAGACCCTAATGCACAACTCGTGATAGACAATGCCATGGTAAGCACGAGGTCTGCCACGGAGGAGCAGAAAGTCGCCGCCTTAGAGAAGGCCGCAGAAGATAAAACCGTCGCCGCCGCTCAAGCGGCCACCGCCGCCGAGAAAGCCCAGGCGGATTATGACGTGGTGTATAAGCAATTGATTACCGCTGTAAATGGCGGCAAGGATATCAAGGCACTACAAGAAAGCTTACAGACGGCAACGAATCTGTTGGCCACTGCAAAACAGGCGGAGGCTCGTGCCGTGGCCGCTAAGGTTCAAGCCATAACCGATTTATCAGGCACCAATGTGCAAAATACAGTGCTCATTCAAACCGCCATTGCCAAGCTCACTGCCGCAACGGCGATAATCGTTCAGCAGAGAACGGAGACAAGCTCAGAGATACAAGCCGCTAAATCAAATCTGCTTACCATAAATCTTACACAAGCACAAATAAGCTTGAATAATGCCACAATTGATAAACAGGCTGCCCAGAAAGAATACGATGTTGCCTCTGCTGGTCTGAACGCCGCCGTGGAATCTGGCAATAATCTGAAAGTCGCTTTAGCGTCTGAGCAAAAGGCGGCTGCTGATTTAGTGGCGGCAACACGTGCGTTCAATGCGGCCACGGACGCATACAATACGGCCCAGGCGGGTGCTGTAGCTGACCCGAATGTTGCCGCAATTTTAGCTGCCGCCTATGATTTGGCAATGACCACCATTAATGCCGAGAAAAATACGGAGCTGCTGAACAATTTGAATAAACAGAAGGCGGCACTCCTTGTATTACAAGGCGAGTATGATACGGCGTATTCCATTTATTTGGGAGCAAAGGCGAACTTACAGGCGGCTACTGAAAATGGAAACAGCACGCATAAACTACAAGAGGCGTTTTACACGGCGGCCTCCAATATGTCCTTGCTGAATTCCAAGGTAAAGGTGTTAGAGGATGTGATTGCGACTTTGTCAGTTGGCCTGTCTATTTCGCCTGAGCAGGATGCAATCTATTCCGCTGAGAAGGCGCACCAGTTATTGGTAAAGGACGCACAGATTTCTGCTGCAAAGGCGGCGGCGGTGGCGGGACAGAAGAGATATCTGGATTCCATTGAGCATTCCTATACTCTTGCGGCCGAGGCCTATGTGATTGCGGCCAGGCGTCTAGATAATGCGATTTCTTCTGGTGCGAATGATATAATTCAGCTGCGTGATGCGTCGTCGGCTGCGGCTGTGAAGCGTGATAATCTGAAAATCAAATACGATGCGGCGAAGGCGGCGTATGTGGCTTCCGTGGCCGCCCTTGACCCTATTGCGGCGTTCATTCTAGAGTTGGATTTAGTGCGTGAAACCAATACGGCGACCCAGGCGAAGAAGGCTGCCGATTTACTGGCCAAAAACGCTGCCCAGGCAGAGGTGGCGAAAGGTCTGGCCCTTGTGAATGCCGATACTGCCGCCTTGAATGCCGCAAAGGCGGCGGAGGAGGCGGCGTTGGCAGCTGGCGCTACTCAGCAAGAAATCGTAAATTTGCGGGCGGCGACGGCGGCTGCTGCAGCACGCTTAGCAGAAGACCAGCTGAAATACGGCCTTCTTCAGAAAGCACTTTTGGATGCAGAGGCGACTTTGGATGCGTCTACTACTGCAGCAAGTGCTTCTCAGGATGCATTGACTGCAGAGGGGGCTGCCCTGAACGATGTGATGAACGGCTTCATTTACTCTGCACTTGTGGATGATTACGTTCTAATGACAAAGTATGTGCCTGCAACAGTTACGAGCGGTGTGCCGTTTACCTTGAAAACCCGCACAATCACTCCTATGGATATGGGTGTGTATGCAGTAGGGACTTCCTATGACGTGGGAGACATCGTGTCCTATCCTACGACAACAGACTCCAAGTATATGTGCTTGACGCTTCATACGATTTCTGGAAAAAATCCTGTTGTGTTTCCTAGCGTTTGGGTAAAGGTGTCAGAGGGTGTGTTGGTGTTTAATGCGGCGACGGATTTGAGTTTGACACGCCTTCCTGTGACTGGAACGAACAACAGAATTATAAGATTCACGACACCCACGGGCTTGGATGACCCTCGCATTAGCACGGGCCTACTCAATTCCTTTGCGGAGTTTGGTACGGGTATTCAGACGCCTGATATCGTGCAAACCTATGTCTGCGACCCTGTTACGGGCATTGTTACGATTTCTTTCGGAAATTATATCAATCAGGCGGCCGGTGCCACCTTCTATATTAAAAACGGCAAGACAGCTCTGGATGCTGCTTTGGCGGCTGCAGATGGGGCGACGCAGGCAGCAGCAGAGGCAGCGGCGGCTGCGGCAGCGGCTTCCGCAATTGCGGGGGCGGCGGCGGCGACTTCGTTGAGCACCGTTTCCGCCTTATATACTTCCTATAACACAGTCCTCGGATTCGCCACGGAATCTCGTAGCCAGGCCACAATCGCTGGAACAACTACTGCAGGAAATGCGGCCACTGCTGCAGAGGCGGCGGCGGAATCTGTTCGCCTTCTCCTAGTTGCTGCACAAGATGCACAAGCGAGCCAATATACGGGCGATGGCTATGTTCCTTTGAACCTTGCTGCCGGTGCAAGAATGATGTTATTCAACGATGAGCTTCTTCCTGAAGTGATAACACCTGGCAATTCATTTGAACTTGGCTCTTCTACGATTATACCTGATACTTCTCCCACTATCTACAGCGATTCGGCTACATATAATGCTGGCAATACAGTGTATTTTACAGATGGCTGTGTATATATGTGTATAGCCGGTCCCACTATACAGGCGAATGGAACAGTAGCCCCTTCTTCCATAACAAATAAATCCCCTAGTGATAATCCTGAGTTATGGGTGAAGATAGCAGAGTTCGGTGATGGTGTAACAGGATATGAGAATATTGGCTTGAGCGGCTCTGGTCTGTTCCTCTATGTAGGGCAATATGGTGGAACACGGTATGTCAATGGCTTTGACACATGGACGCTGAGTTCCTTCACGATTCCTTCCAATTTGAAAATGGCTATATTCAGTGAGGTGAACTATGGGGGTTTGTATAAAATTCTTACACAAACAGCACCGAGTTTCCAGTCGCTTAATACAAGCGGATTGAACTGGAATGATAATGTTCGCAGTATTAAGATTATGTATGCCACGGAAAATATTGGAAAGCCTTATGAGGCATATGTCTATAACTCGGCAACCGATTTGGCGGTTACTGCAGAATCTGTATATACAGATGCCGATGGAAAACAGCGGATTCGCTGGTTGGGTGGGGGGGTATATAATATATATAATGAACTTTCTTTTTTTGGGCCGTGGACTCTGAACAACTATATTCTATTTGGAAGCGGCATCGAAGATAATTCCATTGTATATAAAACCTTGAGTGGTCTGGCGAGCAATGGAACAACTCCTTGTTATGAATTCGTGATTGAAGGAACTATATCCACCGATATCACGAAAACATTTTATATTCGCAATGGTAAAACACATTTTGATATAATATACCGTGATATACAAGCAATTATCGCAAATGAAGATATAACAACGGATGCTGCCACAGCGGAACAACAGAAGGCCCTTGCACTCGCAGCAACTTCTGTTGCAGTGGCACAGGCAGCCTATGATGCCGCTGCCGCCGCTGCGGCTGATGCTGCCGCCAAACTTCTCGTGCCAGGTGTCACGAGCTTTTTCCCTGACGCTGCAGCGAGGGCTGCAGCTGCTGCTGCGTCGGCGGCGGAAGCTTTAGCGGCACTGAATGCACTCATAGATGCTATGAATAATATTGTCACTGGAGTAACGACGCATGTGACTGGTGTCACTGGCAATAGACTCCTTGTGATTGATTCCAATGATGTCCTTTATACAATTCCTGGCGTTGGGGCTGATACAGGTAAGATTATGAAAGTGGCTGTAGATAAAACTTATGTGGAATATTCTGGCTCGGCAACACTTGTCACAGGGTCAGACCCAGTGATAGATGGACCTCTTTCTTCTGCCACCTTTGCAGCCACAGTCACCGCCTGTGCCGACGCAAGTGGCAAAATCTTTTTAGTAGAGGACAGGATGATGACAGATTTAAGTGGTGCAGTTCCATACCAAACCTTGCGTATGATAAACACTGTCAATGAAACAGTTTCCACAATCGCAAGGCTCGGTGTAAACAATGGATACTATGGCTTCAATACAACCAATATCGTCGCCACCAACGACGGCCAGAATTCTTTGATTGCTGTTATAAACATTGGTGGAGAATATGGTATTTTTAAGATAACACCTGACCCCACGGATGTAAATACACAAGTGATTGACAATCTCAGCTCCCAGTTCTCAAATAATCCAAACAATCTTCTTGGTGCACTGTATCCTGGAACAAATCGTCTAGTATTGGATGGAAATACCTTATATATGCTGAGTGGAATTTTTACAAATATAATAGCCGTTGATTTAACAACGGTCCCCTATCCTGTTTCCGTTGTTTCAGAACTAGAAATAACGGCCCAAACAACGGCGGTAGATAGTCCTGTCGCCCTATTCCTCTTTCCCAATAGGAATTTCATAGTGGCGGATACAGCCTCAGATAATGTATTCTTACGAGTAGACAGCAGCGGAAACACAATATTGGCTGCAGGGAGTGGAAATGTAGGAACACAGGATGGCCCTTTAATGTCGGCGTCGTTTATGATGCCCCTACAACTCGTGAAATCTTCCAATAATATCATATATTCCTATTCTCCTGCAGAAGGATGTATTCGTAAAATCGTGTTTGATACAACCCTCACTGCTCCCACAGAGCTTACAAATCTTTCGCCTCTTGGTGTAACACTCTACGATTTCGCTGTCACTTGGTCTGGTGGATATGGGGCTATTTCCTATACGTATGATATAACACAAGGAGGACAACCTGCATCAAATGTAACAGTGGCAGATTTTGGAACAAGCAATAATTCGGTCTCATTAAGTGATTTAACACCGAATACAGAATATGTGGTTACAATCACGGCGACAAATTTGACAGGTTCCACACAGCCGAAAAGCATCACTGTGACAACTACAGCAGGCCAAACCACACCCCCTTCTGCGATTACAAATATGTTAAGCTCTTCCATAACTTCCTCTGGATTCACAGTCGGTTGGAGCGGTGGTGATGGGGCGACTTCTTACACATATACAGTTGACGGAGTGGAAGCTACTCCTTCCGCTGATAATGGTGTTGCATCCAAGTCTGCAACGTTTGATGGACTTGCCCAAAACGATTCTTATAGTGTTGTAATTACAGCTGTGAATTCTATAGGAAATACTTCATCTAGCTCATTTAATGTTTTTAGGATAACGTCCCTTACAAATTCTGGCAATTATGATACATTTATAGTTAAATACAATTCTGACGGAACAACACAGTGGGCAAGAACTATTGGTGGAACTTCGGAAGACAACCCAATCCGTATGATATTTGATGCTTCAAGTAATGTATATATATGTGGAATCTATCGGTCAAATCCTCTAATAATTTATAATACTGATGGAAGCACTTTTACTACCCTAACAAATTCTGGCAGCAAGGATATATTTATAGTGAAATACGATTCTTCTGGAACACCTCAATGGGCAAGAAGGGCTGCTGGAACTGGTCGGGACGAACCCGTAAATATAGTATGTGATACTTTGAATAATGTATATATAACTGGATACTATGATTCAAACCCTCTAACAATTTATAATGCAGATGGAAGCAGTTTTAGTAACCTAACAAATTCTGGCGGTCAAAACATCTTTATAGTAAAATATAATTCTAATGGAACACCTGAATGGGCAAGGAGGGTTGGTGGAACTGGTGGAACTGGTATTGACCAAGTGGTAAATATAATATGTGATGCTTCAAATAATATATATATAATTGGATACTATAATTCAAATCCTTTAACAATTTATAATGCCGATGGAAGCAGTTTTACTACCCTAATAAATTCTGCAGTTTATTCTACCACCTTCATAGTGAAATATAATTCTGATGGAACACCTCAATGGGCAAGAAGGGCTGGTGGAATTATTTCTGAGACCCAACCGGTAAGTATAGTATTTGATGCTTCAAATAATGTATATATAAATGGATACTATGGATACTATGATTCAAACCCTTTAAGAATTTATAATGCAGATGGAAGCACTTTTACTACCTTAACAAGTTCTGGAGAATTTGACATCTTCATAGTGAAATATAATTCTGATGGAACACCTCAATGGGCAAGAAAGCTTGGTGGAACTTATGGTGAAACCCCGGGAAGTATGGTATATGAAGATTCAAATAGAAGTATGGTATGTGATGCTTCAAATAATGTATATATATATGGATACTATAGTTCAAATCCTTTAACAATTTATAATGCAGATGGAAGCACTTTTACTAACCTAACAAGATATGACGACATTAACATCTTCATAGCGAAATATAATTCTGATGGAACACCTCAATGGGCAAGAATCATTGGTGGATACCAAGCGAGAAGTATGGTATGCGATGCTTCAAATAATGTATATATAAATGGAATCTATATTTCAAATCCTCTAAAAATTTATAATACTGATGGAAGCACTTTTACTACATTAACAAATTCTGGCGGTCAAAACATCTTTATAGTAAAATATAATTCTAATGGAACACCTGAATGGGCAAGAAGGGCTGGTGGAACTGGTGGTGACGACGCGGGACGTATCTTATGTGATGCTTCAAACAATGTATATATGAATGGATGGTATAGGTCAAATCCTCTAACAATTTATAATGCAGATGGAAGTAGTTTTAATACCTTAACAAATTCTGGTATGATTGACACCTTCATAGTGAAATATAATTCTGATGGAACACCTCAATGGGCAAGAAACATTTCTGGAACTAACGATGAAAGACCTACTGATAGTGTATGCGATAGGTCAAATAACATATATATAACTGGGTATTATACTTCGCCTCAACTCACAATAACATAAACTCTTCAGCATCTTCTAAAATTCTTCTTGATTCACCGTAAGGTGGAACGGTGAATATGAAGCGACTCCTTCCGCCGATAATGGACTTACTTCCAAATCAGCAATGTTTGACGGATTGAATTCTGGGACATTGTATAGTCTTATAGTAAAAGCAAAGCAATCCCACGCTATAAGTTTAACAACTTCCTAATCATCAATAATTAAACATTAATCCTCCACGCCCACCATAGACTCGTAACATGTTATATGTTTCCGCCCATACATAGATTGTATATGCTGGAACATCAGATTCTAGGATAGACCCACGAAATGGTTTGAATCCTAGAGAAAGCTCTATCCTAGTAATTTTATCCAAGTTTGCTTGCCCCATAGGGTTGCTGATACCGAATTCCTCAGAGTGTGTGCCAAAGGGTAAATGATAATAATATTTATGATGCCAGGGTGTTTTTCGTTGTTCCACGGTGGGCAGAATCGACCGAAAAAATGCTGGAGAATCCGTGGCATATCGTATCATTTTGCCTTCGTATAATAACTGGAGGCTTTGAATAGGCTCGGAATCTATGGAAGAATATGCAGGAACAAGCGGAGTAAATCTGTCAAGAGTCAACCCTGCTGCATCGGGCCACCATGGAGCAATCGGACCAATCCCACTCAAATCAGAAATATACAAGCCAGATAAATCTCGGGTTGCCAAGAATGGAGCATTCAGCAAATCGGCGGAAGGGTTGTGTGCGACCATATAGATATCTCGGCAAGGATTGGGTATGCGTAGAGAAATCTTGGTTTTCGCCAGGCCTTTCGTGTCATGTGTAAAAGGATAATGTTGGACTATGGGGTACGTCAAATCGGCGAGACGGATTCTGTTTGCCTCGGGGCCGTCCAGATACACGTATTCAAACAACATGTAGGAATCCTGTAATTGGAATGTATCGGGCATCTTGATTCCGGGAATTTCTCGGACTCTCACGGATTTCTCGGGATTTCCGTTGAGGCCGAACACTTCTTTTCCATCGGCGGTTGGCGGGTTATCAAGCACATAAAACGGACTGCCCGCCATCGGGGGCATGGCAAGACTTCCTGTTACGGCGGGGACGGCGGCTCTCGCCTCATCTCCTTTGTTGAAAATCCTCGCACAGCCGGCGGTTGTATAGAAGGATTCCGTGGGCGACACTGCCGGGCTACCTGGTTTTATCACATAGGTGCGAGGGTCTTTGATGCGACTTGTTGTCGTATAAAGGGCATCCACCACGTTGAATGCGACCGATGTTTGCACCAGGTCATTGCCTAGGGCGTCAATGGGTAAGGCCATGGAAGGGTCGCCACGTGCAAACCAGAAGGGGAGAGGGGTGACGAGTTGTTGAGCGGATGTTGAGAATCCATTGGATTTGGGTGTGAATCCATTGTCATGGCGACCTAGCATACGATTTACAGTAGTGGTTTTTTCCAGGGGAGTATGGAACTCGTCCAGAACTTCCAAGAGTTTTCCGTCAAGTGTGTCTATTCTGTTGCCCCCAATACTCAGCTCTGCAGAAACAACGAGTGCGTTGCCAATGGAATTCGTCCAGCCGAATGTGGGTCCGGCGAATTGGAGTCCGCGGTCGGTGGCGTATTTTCTCGCCGCCGCCTGTGCCGTCGAAATATCTGGCATGGTGGTGACGAGGAATGCACGAGTCACTAAATGTCCTCTGCGAGGCACCGTGATTCTGGCGGTGCTTCCAAATGCCGGCCGATTATCGAAATCCACGCGATACCATTCCGTGGTAAATCGTCCTCCTTTTACATAGGCCCTTTGGAATGCGTCGGTACTCGGCTGTCCTTTCGGGGCGAGGAGCCGCTCATCTTGCATTCCCGAGTTCAAGAGCCTTAATAGACCCGCTGAGGCCATTCTGATGTTGTCCCTTTACAAAATCTTTAGAGCAGAATAGAAAGAATGGTCTTAGGCTCCAGCAACGGCAGCAATTTTATAGGCATAACCTATCTACACCTTTTCGCTGGTCTAGGCCTTACGGCGTTAAGCTCAAACTACCCTGTGAGTGATACCATGGCTGCACAAATCGTGGAAATTGTGCTGACGTTTGTGCTTTTATTTGCCATGATGTATTTACAACCGGGACCTCTGAAATATGCGTTGTTTGCACTTTTTGCGGTGACTCTGGGCCAAGTCCTGGCGAACTTTGTTGCACGGCTGAAGGCGGAAAATGTGTTAAAGGATGTATTGGTGACTGTGGCAGGTATTTTCGGTGCGATGACTGTGTTGGGGTTTTATGATAAGCAGAATATTCTCGGATTCGGCTCTTATCTGTTGGCAGCACTCATTGGTCTCATTGTTGCTAGGCTCTTGTTGATAGCTGGTGCCTTTGGCGGCGTGAAGATGGAAACTATATCTTCTTTGAGCGAGGCTCTATCTTGGTTTGGAGCTGGACTGTTTTCTATCTTCGTTGCGTATGATACGCAGAGAATAAAGGAGATTGCTGCACGGCTCAAGAACCGTACTCCGGATTATGTGGATGCTTCTCTAGGACTTTTCTTGGATGCAATCAATCTGTTCACGAGTGTAGGAGATATTATGGATAATTAGAACGGACCGATGGGGACTTATTATAAGATGAAGAGTCATCATGTATTCCTCATGTTTTTGAAAGTGGCGATGGTCGTTCAGCTTGTACTTATATTATTAAAGCTGCAAAAGGAAGATTCCGTAATATACCTACTATCGGAAGTTGCCTTCAAAGTCTTCCTTGGACTTTTCTTGATGGTGTATTTCTTCATTGCCGGCTCTTCAGATTTCGATTTCTGGGATGAAGTATTTATTTCCTTTGGTGGAGGTTTGCTAATGTTTGACGCAGTGTATAATGTTCTACCGAAGGTTTTCTTACGTTATGGAATACATTTTAATCCGTATACATTTTATTTGTCAAGCCATCCTGAAAACGGAGCCACTGAATCGCAAGAACAAACACCTTGACTTCCCAGTCTTGCTCAAATACACCTCCTGGCGGGGTAATGTTTAGCCCCAGGCGAATAGATTGTAGGCGAGAAGCATTCGCCGTGCCTGCCGGCTGATGACGCCCAGGCGTGCTGGAAAAGGAATATCCGTATATGAAATTTTCATATGCGGCAATTCCTCCCTTGTGCCTTAGGGAAATATGCTGACGAAACCACTGCTCTTCTGCTCGGACAATATCGACGCCATTGCATTGAATGGTGGCCGAGTGTAAGAGGGGTTTGGTGGGATTATAGGTCGCATCATATTCATAACTTGTGACGGCCGAATAATTCGTCCATTCATTATTGAACTCCGCCGCCTTACGACGGACGAACCAGATAATCTCTTCCACAGGATGATTCAATTCCAGGGGCAGCAACACTTGGATTGTATCGAGGCTTGTTTTATTGACGGCGTATTTGAGAGGCTCTGCAAAATGGAAAGTCGTCACATTGCGCGTCAGAATCTCAAAAGGATTTCGCAGAATCTTATTGCGGATTGAGCCATCTGTGTGAGCTGAATACGTAATGAGCTGGATGTTCTTGAATTGGGGGATATTATCGTATGTTCGTATTGTTGTGCTAGAGGATGTGGATGTGTCCATGACAATGAGTGATTTACCGAGGGGAGTATCATCGCAGGTAGCACGACGTCCTGATATAAGTCGGACGCATTCTTTGAAAGGGCGTAGCTGCACATGAATGCGAATAGAGCCTTCTTTGCATGCGAGGACAGGAAATGCTTCCTGGAGCTTCACACGAGAAAAGAAAAACGGCAGCGGGATAAAAAGGCTGCGACTCGTGGTGGGAAAAGGTTTCGCCAGAGGACTCTGTAAAAAAGTTCCCAATGGCTGTCTTCCAAGCCCATCGGCCGCTAGACCGAATTGGGAATTCAGGTCTTGGAATAATAGGCTGGACACGTTCAAGAAATCTCCATCTACGATTTCAATCGTTTGGTCGCCGACTTCCAACTCAGCTCGCTCTAAGATAACCGTGCCGAGAGAATTTGCGTATAACCATTGTTCTCCTTGAGATCCTGAAGAAATCTTTATTCCAATAATATCTGCAGGATGAGTGTTATTAATGCTATATACACCCACTCCACCCAGAGTTCCCGAAAGAAACCCTGTTATTATAGTCCCAGCAAGAACACCCTCCCCCACGACAGGTGTTCCAATGGTTACAATTCCATATATCATAGTCGTGACACTAATAATACCAGATTGGCCAATAGACCCTATGAAAGAAGCAGGGGCGGCGTATCTTCCAGATTCCATACGGAGCAAGTCGGTATCATTGAACCAATGACTGAGGTCTATTTGTAGTACTGTGTTAAAGAGGATATCCCCACCACTTGTGGACTTCAAATCGAAGGTGAATCGTTGGCCGAAACCGGTGGGGCCACGAAAGGGGTATTGTTGGACACAGGTGGAAAACGGCCTTAGGCGACGGGACTGCTCAGGAAGCCACCATGTTTTATCCGATGATAGCGGCGTGAATTCGTTGTCCTGGTAATCCCTCGGAGTAAGGTCAAGCAGGGTCACAATATCGCCGCTCGGCCGAGTGAAACCTTGGGACTGGGCAGGAGCAAGTGGCAAGTCTTCCACGCTCATCTCTAACACCGACGATTATTAATTCATGGAAAGAAGTTCTGCACGCCCTTTTCCATCCGTGCGTAACTCGGCCCAGCCCTCTGTAATGACGAACAACTCTGTAGACCTCGCAGAGGAGGTGCCGGGCGCCGCTAGGTCAATGAAGAACGTGGGTTTATCAGCACTAGAGAAATTCACCGCCCCGCCCACTTGGGAGCCTATATCTGTAAATCTGGAAGGGGCGATTGCACCGAAGGACCAGTTCATCGTATTGATTTCCAAGCCAGAATCAGTATCTTCTTTTGCATAATTCGTTACATCTCTCCATATGAGCGGGCTGCGGGGAAATTCACGGGTTTGGCCGGCCATCAGAAACGATAGGCTGTTGTAATAGGGTTTTCCGTTGTCCGTATTTATTTTATACAGACGATTCGCCATTGTATCGGTGGCGTTTCGGAAATACCAGGTGACTCTACTAACAGGATGCCGTCCATCAAGACGCCGAGAAACAGTGGCTACTCCTCCAGCAATGACATTGGAATAATCTAGACTGCTCTGCGTGAATTTGTTTTCGTATATTCTGGAGAAGCGGGTTTTTACAGGTCGGGTTTCCATGGCCTGCTGGACATCCTTGTCCACATAGATTTGCATGGTTTCTAGAGAAATCTTGGGTTGTAGAATATTCTCTCGCTCAAGGGTTCGGAATTCTATTGGTGCTGCAGTGGGCGATGTTTGTTGGTATAGTACTCTGCCCCACGGTATGGCCTTTGCGGTTGCTGTAGGATTCGAAGATTCCACGAGGTCTTCTAGTTTCCTCAACTTACAACGCAGTCTATATGTATGCTTCGTCATCGCCCTCTGGGGAAATCCAACATCAGATGGGCCTTGTTGACAGCCTAGGAGGGGAAGCTCTAGACGCAAGGTGGGCGGGGACGCATTTCTGCCGACTTCTAGTGACGTGCCACCATGGCTGCCTGTCTGTGCTGTAGTTATGAAGCCTTGGCCGTATGTGCCGACGTTT